AATTTCTATATCACCGTGCATTTTAGCCAATACAATAATCAAAGTGATTATTCCTAAAAATACAGGCCATGATTTTATAATAGCTTCTGCTATGGTCATTAGATATACCTAAGTCTAGGTCGAACAAACATGCTTGAGCGTTCACGATCCTCCTGCATAGCTCTTGCAAGTGTTTCCTCATAATTAGTTTTTAACATGCTGATACGCTCAGAGGGTACTCCTGCTCGTTTCATTGACATGTAGTAAGATAGTCCTGCCGTAAGACAAGGGAAAAATCTTTTAGGTAGATCAGCGTTTTGTTCTGCGGACTTATTAATATCCTGTAGTTCGCTGATTACTTCTATTTTTAAAATGTCTGTGGAATTATCTGGTAGGGGCCAGACGGACATCACAGGATTATCTCTACTTCTACGAATAGAATACTGAGAAGGTCGTCCTGTCTGTGTTTTATTAGGTATCAATAAATACTCTTCTGATGTAATACGTGTCAACTGTAAATCAGTACTGTCTCTATTTAAAACTACTTCAAGTGCATCAATAGTATTAGAAGATAGATTATATACTCCAGTAGAAGCTGCTACCGTTACAGAAGAAACACTCGTACTCCATAACAGTATACCACGGTTTTGCCAATCCTTCAACATAATATTAATAGAACGACGAGCAGAAGCAGGTTCATGACCAAGAGTGCTTTCGCCTCCAATCATTTCCATTGCTTCTTGAATAACCTCGTCAATATCGAGATTAAAATTATATGTACCTGATACAGCCATTATGTTTTCCTATATCTCTTAACCTTACGCGCAATACGTTTAGGTTGTTTGGAGTATTGCTTCCCCGCAGCAGTCGCTTTTCTCTTTGTTCTCGTGGTCGCAGCATACTCTTTTGACGACAGGGCTTTGATTGCTTTCTCTGGAAGATATCTCTCCCCTGTCTTGCTGCTTGGTTTCCCTGACTTTGTTTTCCATTTTTGCTTAGTCCACTTTGATAATTTATTAGTAGTTTTTTTCTTACCTTTATAACTTCCACCAGATTCTTTATAATACTTAACAGCAAGCTGCATAGCTCTGGCAGAATGCTTACCACCCATTTTAGCTTTAGCTCTAGCCTTTGCTCTAGCCCACTTAGCAGGGTTACGCTTGGTAGCTGTACCGGCTTTCTTTTTTACTGCCATTGTGTGTTTTATTTCTTATGTATAGTTTGAACTTCAAAGCTTGCTTTTTTTGATGCACCCTTATGTGGAGCATAACCAGTACGAGGATTTTTCATAAGTTTAAATCCTTTACCAGCTTTCATCCAGTGAAAACCTTTAGGTGCGTCTACTGCTTTTTTCATATCAACCTCTTCTCTTTACGCCGCGTACAAGCTTCTGAGACTTAGGAGGACTTTTCTTAGAACCGCTAGGCCCAGCCCAGAAAAGTTTATTTGCCCAGTAAGCTGCACTTGTTTTACCTTTGGCAATATTCTTACCATGTCTTGCTTTAAAAGATTTACGAGCTTCAGGGGAATAGTTGTGTCCCATCTTTTGATCGCCAAACCTAATAATTTTAATACCACCATTATTACTTACAGCAACAATACCTTTTTTAGTAGGATGATCTGGTGTACGCTTCGGTTTGTTCAGACCGCTTAATCTATAGCGTTTAAGTTTTTTCTTATCAGAATCCGATAAAGCCATTATTTTTTCCTACAGTTAGTATTCTTATATTTTTCTACCATATAGTTACAAAACTCAATCCAGTACTCGTCCCAATTTTTATAATTTTTTTCTATAGGACGTTCTATATCCCAATTTATTCCTACTTCTTCAGGAAGGTTATTAAAATTAGTTTCCGCGAGTTTCGACACCAAAGCCTCTTTTTGCTGCACGTTTACGAACAGATGACTTTCTAGTCTTATTCATAGTGGCTCCAACGCGACCGCCTTTTTTAGAGTAATATTCTTCATTCATATCATAATCACTAAGGCCACGCTTTCTTCTGTCAGCCGTAGCTCTATCACCCGCTACCTTAATAGAATCAAAAGCACGTTCTAGCATATTCATATCTTTACGTCTATTTTTTTCAGAAAGATTGTACATCTTATCAGCATCAGGAGATGCAAAAGCTTCTGAATATTCATCAACATCTTTTTTAGATAGTGTTCCACCGCCCGGAGGAGTAGTGCCCATCATATCACCCGGTGGTGTAGGTTTAGCTTTAGGTTTAGCATTAGAAGTAGAACGTGATGGTTCACCTACTAGCATCCCTGATCGTTTTGGTTCACCTACTAGCATCCCTGATCGTTTTGGTTCACCTACTAGCATCCCTGATCGTTTTGGTTCACCTACTAGCATCCCTCTTGGTTTTGGTTTACCTACTAGCATCCCTGATCGTTTTGGTTCACCTACTAGCATCCCTCTTGGTTTTGGTTTACCTACTAGCATCCCTGCTGGTTTTGGTTCACCTACTAGCATCCCTGCTTTGCCAGTTACTCTTTTAAGCTGTCTTTGCAATCTGTCAAGCACACGTTTATTAGGATTTGACTTAGCTCTTTCTTTTGAAATAGTTTCTAATAAATTATCTCTTGCTTTTTCTGCTCTACTTTTTGCCATTTATTTGCTCCTTACGGCTCCGCCACCACGAAGAGCAGCACCACAGCCACGGCCAATACGACCGCCGCGTTTACGAATTTCAAATCCTTGTCCACCTTCACCAGCAGTTAGGTTTCTAATTTCTTTTTCACTAATTTTACCACGGCCCGTTAAGCCCATCTTCTCAGCTACTTCTCCTCTAGGAGGAGAATACTGTCCAGTAGTAACAAGTTTAGTCTTACCATTTTTCATTCTAACAATTTTAGCTTGACCAGTTTTAATAAAGCGTCTAAGCTGCGCTCTTGAATATTGTTTTAACTCAGGGTCTAGTTGGACTTTAGAAAGAAGGTCTGTATTAACACCGCCTTCAACTTTATTACCAGCACTGTCTGTTGTAGATGTACGCCTACCTGAAGGTACTTCTCCTTCAGACTGTTTATTTAATATTGCTCGTTGTTCTGCAACAGTTTTTTTATTAAAACTTCTTGGATTAATACCTGTAAGTCTTTGAATTTCTCTGCTCTGTGCTTTTCCAAATTTACTGGGCTTCTTATCTGAAGGTCGGTCACCCTTAACTGTTTTAGAAACAGGTTTAGCATCTGCTTTAATCTGGGCTTTAGCTGCTTTCTTATAAGCATCAACAGACATATTATTAGACTTAGCAGCTTTAGCAATAGCAGCATTAGCGGCTTTACTATTTTTACCTTTACTTGTTAAAGCTTTTAAAATAATTCCAGATACTTTACCAGTAAGCCCTGACATAACTACTCTCCAGCTTTTTCTGTGTAAATAACTTTTTCATCCATAGAATAATCTACAACTACATTCTCAGGTTTGCCTACAACAGACGGACCCTTACGCGCAGCACCGAAACCCTGACCAGTAGGCTTACCAGTAATAGCATCAAGGTTAGCAGGATAAGCCAGCAAACTGTGCGGCCCTCTTAAATAAGTCTTCTTCATGATTTTCTCCTTNTTCCCTTTGCAGCCATCGCGGCCATTTTTTTAGCACCGTACTTTTTTCTTCCAATGTATGCTGCTAAGGCTTTAGGGTTCTTAGCCCCACGTTTTTTTAAATTAGAAACTGTTTTCTTAAATCGTTTGCCAGAACCAAGAGGTGGCTTTTTCTTTCGACCACCCTTAGTAACTTGCTGTCTAATGCTGGCGCGACTAGTAGCCATTAGTCATAACAAGAAGCAATAAGACTATCACCACCACTAGCAGCTTTTACAACGCCGCCATGTTTCTTATATACCATGCCGCCCTTCTTATACTTCATTACCTGACCACCGCCCATTTTCTTAGCAGGTACCATTTTTGCATCCTCTGATCCACGAGTAGCACCTTTTCCATACTTAGTAGAATCAGGAATAGCTGGCTTGTTTTTTGGCGTTGCATTTTTAGTACCGCTCACTTTACCGCCAGCTTTACGTTTCATTACTTTACCGCCAGCTTTTTTACTATCTTTTAGTTTACCAAGCTTTCTTAAAACACTGGCATACTTACTGTTAGCGCCCTTGGCAACTTCAGCACGTTGTGCAGATTTTGTAAGTGCTTCAAACTGCTGCTGAAGTTTTCCAGTTCCTTTATCGCCTCTTGGAAGAACTCTTTCTTTACCTTGGTCGCCGCTTCCAGCAAGAGGTTTATTTTTCATAAAAGCCTTACCTGCTGCATCTGCATTAGGTTTTGTCCCTTTATTTGCTCTTTCTTTTCTAACTGCCTTAAGCTTTCTAGCCGCTTCTGACATCGGCATTTTTTTCATACCGGGAGGAATTTTTCCAGCAGGTTTATCTTTAGGCTTGGGTTTAGGTTTACCGCCACGCTTCTGTACAGGTATTGGCGCGCCTTGAAATGCCATTTTTACTTCCCTGTTAAGTTGTTCATTACTTATGGAGGGATTTTGTTTTTTGATTGCTTGTGCTAATTTTGTAAGTCCTTTACTTAATACTCTTGATACCATTAGCTTGTTCCTTGTATAATTGTGTCGGGTCCGCCAGCAGGACTAGCAGCGATTTCCATATCGTCTTGTCTAGTTCTACGCGCCTGATTACGGAGGGCAGTAATTGCAGTATCATATTGCTGTTGCCAAACTGGGAGAGTGGCCCAATCTTTCATATACATAGTTGCTTCTAAAAGGCAACCATAAAATAAAGCATCATAGCAATATTCACTATAATAGTTAGAAGTTGTCACGCTTGTACCTGTTGCAGAAGCAAGAGCTAAAGGCCGTGACGCTGTTTGAACAATACCTGACAAAGTTGATGTAGGTGTTGGTACGATGTAAATTGATCCATTCGTTTTCCGTGAATAGTAACGGGGAGTTCCTGTAGATGTAGCAATAGGCCAGTAGTCTGTAGCATACTCATAAGTTCT